TGCAACAATCGTCTATTTGACTCTGAAGGTTTACGATTTGTTGTTTCAGTATACAAATTTGTTCGTCTATTTTTTGAAGAGACACAGTCACTGTATCACATGTATGAATCTGTGTACATGGAAGGTTTGGACCACTGTATGACACACTATTCGTTGGAATAGGCTGTGCTGTACAAGGTTCACACGCAGCATAAACAGGAGTGACTACAGGTGTGCAGCATGGGTTTTGTGGAAGAAATATCATTTTATGTAAAGAGTTTAGCTATTAAGGAATATACATGATGTAGTAACATCCAAGACCAGGTTGATAGTTGTTATGACCTAGTCCTCCTCCTGTAGAGCCAATAGTAACACTTACGGAGATTCCTGTACTTGCTGAGTTAGTAGTTGCAGAAGAACTCTTTGTACCAGCTTGATCCATATAATCAGCAACAGCACCCGCTTCATCTGGATCAGATTTACCAGGAGCGTAAGCAAGTGTATGTGTGTGTCCAGGATCAGTTACAGATGATGTAGCTGAGTGTGAGTGTGCAGGTATTTGGTTGGTAGCAAGAGTCACTGTATTAGAACCAGCTGTTCCCAGAAGAGTGTAGTTAGGGTTGCTTGGCACAGCAGGATCCACTGCAGGGCTCATAGCTCCACCTCCCATACCTGTTGTCACTCCCACTGGAACACGTCCTCTTTTATCAGGCGTTCCATTTTGACCATTACAGAGGTAGATTTTCTCCCAGTCACCAATACCAGCACCTGTACCATCAAACTTACCTGTAAGAGAGCCATAGTATTCTACAGCTACATAAGGTATCATTTTGTTATAATACTTGGTGCTTGTACCAATACTGTTTAGGTAAGCCTGAATTAATGCGTTGAGATCAGCAAGCTTGACATAGTTTGTATCTACATCAAGAGCTAGCGCTGCAAGGTCCACTTCTATATCACAAATCTTATTGATGGCTGCCTGAAGGATGGCATGTGTTCCAGAAGAACCAGTTACACCATCAAGACAACCCACTGTATATGCTCCCTCTAGAGCAGCAAAGTCAGCCTCAAGAGCAGTGAGTCTTGTGTCAAGCTCACATATGGCCTTTATTAATGCATTGATAACATTTATGAGTGTGAGGTCTTCACATTCTACAAGATTCTTGTTTACAATCTCACAGATAATTTGAGGGTCAATTGGTAAAACTATACCACTTCCATCAAGTGTAGATACAAGAAAAGTAATCAATGCTTGTTCAACATACGAAAGAGAATCTCCTGTTTGAATTCCCAAAACGGGAACATCCACTCCTGTATATCTCACACATTGATCAGAAATTGTTTCTGCACAACCGTTATAGCAATTTGAACAAATGTTGGACATTTATTTATATTTTAAAAGTTTAACTCTGCTCGCAATCATATTCACTGTATAACAAGCAGCATAATCGGGATTACAATACTTGTAGACAAGTATTCTTCTGTAGTTTATGAGTGCCAGCATTACCCCTCCAGGTACAGGCTGGTTCAACATAAACACAACATTATTGTACAAATTGTTTCCAAGGGCTGCCAGTTTACAATCTATCTCAGCGATAAGATTGGGAATACTAGCGCACTCTGGACAATTTGTAAGCCTGGGTGATAACATTTCCTATAATTTTTCTTCCTTGTTTTACAGCAGAATTGCATGCAGCACAAAGACCGTTAATCAATTGACATCCACATCCAACCTTAGCTCCACATTTTTTACAAGCAGCCATATTAATAAAAGTTTATAATGTAGTTGTTTCCAGAACATCCACAATTGTTCTTCAAGAAGTTGTTCAGCATCATATCTGCCTGATTGTACATTTTTGTTGCTTCAACATCAGCACAGTTGTTGGCAGCAGCTAAAGCTCCCTGTATAAAGAAATTTATAGTGTTCAAATCTACAAACGCTTGTGTTTTTATAGCTCTATCACATTCCATCATATCAAGCTTCATAAATGCTCCATCAAACTTCTCTTGTAGCTGTTCAATACGCATGATTGACTTCTCTACATAGTTTAAGTATGCAGGAGCCACAGAATATTTTAAACGATACACACCATCAGGAAGTGGCTGATCCACACCTGGAGGAGTGATTCCTAAGTTTGATGTTGTAAATATGTTGAAGTCATTAACACTAAAAGGTTTGAAGAATGTGCCAAATCCAGGAACTGTGATTTCAATTGTAGCACCAGAAACAACAGGTGGATTAGTTGGATAGGTAGAGGCATCAGCAACCCCAAGTGTGGTTACATTATATGTAGGGATTACCAGTATGTCTAGTTTTAAATCTGCCATGTTGTCTTAAATAATTAAGCCAGAGGATTGAGTTTTAAATCCTCTCACCTCTGGCTTAGGTTAATATAATCTAGGTTATTCTCCTACTATTACGGAATCAAAGTTGTAGTAGTAGAAGTAGAAGGCCATACAGTGGTTGTTGTAGAAGTGGTAGTTACACAAACTCCATTCTCATCAGCCACAGCACCAAGACCAGCTACAAGAACAGCCTCAATTGCAGCTTCAGCAGCGCTATCTTTTTCAACAGCAATGATTACAGTGCTATCTTCTTTGATATAATCGCCCCAGCTGTAAACAGACTTGTCATACTCATTGAACTTGATGTAATAGGTGGTGTAGGTTGTACCATCGCTCACCCAAGATTCAAAGTTCTCGTTGTAGCCATTCATTCTGTAAAGATGCTTCAAGTAACCAGCTTGATAGCTGTAGAAGTTCTTTTCTAATTGTGCAATCTCAGCAGAAGTACCAGTGGCGTAAGAAGAACGCTGTACAACTACAGGATCAGCAACAACGTTACAAGGATCGTACACAATGAAGTCAGCAGTTGTTGCTGGACCACTGTACACGAATGTACGGAACCACATTCTGTCATACTCGAAAGGAAATGCTGCAACGTCACAAGGCTGACCATATTTAGTCAATGGTTTACCAGTGATACGCAAGAATGCGTTTGCATCATTACCAATTCTTTGGAACTGATAGAAATCAGACAAAGTGATGTTGTCAGGGTTGTTACCTGGAGCTTGCAAATTCAAATGATAGATTACATCATCAATGAATGCAGGAACATCAACAGCAGCACAAGGGTTACCGTCACACTCACAACAAGGAGCATTTACAGTGACTGAACGAGTGAAACCGTTAAAATACAAAGTGTCTAAATAGCTAGAGTGAGCACGAAGTGTAAGGGTTACCACCTCACCACATTGTACATTCCAGTTTACTACATCAGTGATTTGAGTCAATGGTGTAGGACAACCGTTCACTTTATACCATTCAGTTACGTTGCTTTTGCAACCAGATCCTGAAGGACAACCTTTAATCTTATCAGAACGCTTAGAGCCTTGCAGATAAGTGTTGGTACGGCCCTGCGCAATATAGAAATAAGGAGAAGCAGCAATGTTACCAGCTGTGGCAACAGAGTAGTCAGCACGGTAGATACCCACCTGACCTGCTGTTAGGTCTTGCGTAGATCCAGAGCTAGGGAGCGCAGTTTGCCCTACTGGTACTACGAAGAGCGTAGTTAATGAAAAATCAGCCATTTTGCTTTATTTTTAGTGATTAAAAAACTTATTCGTTTGTCTGTATCCTGAACTGTGCACTTTGAACAGCGGGTGCGTTCTCTGTATACATAGCTAGGTTTTGTACTGTTAAGTCTACCAATTCATCCTCTAGATAGAGTTCAAGTTCGCAGTCTTGGTTGTAAGATGGTTCTCCGTCAAGCATTATATATCCTTCTTTATTGATATAAACTGGATATCTCATGTAAGACATGTAGATTTTGCTTGGGGTGAATGTCCCATCGGTGAAGATGCTTATTTCATCTGTCGAAAGGAAGTTGAAAGTCTCTTGGTATTCAAAGCTTGGTCTGTAATGGTCGTTGTTCAGAATGAACTGAAGGTCACCATGTTTAGCCAAATCTCTGTTTATCCAGATCTTTCTGTCCTTACACACTCCTTTGTCAGCCAGTACATAACTATCAATATAGAACATGTACTTGGGAACTAGGAGATGCAGATTAGCAAACCATTGATTTAGTTCCTTGTTCTTGAGTTTGAGCTCAAGAGGTTGGTGGTTGTAAGTGATCACCAAACTTTGGAGGTCCTCGTAACGCTTCTTAAAAGCGTCAAGTCCCATTCCACTTATCACACTAAAACCATCAACCTTTTGTTTTATCAGCTTTATCTGAGCCTCATTGAGGGCTAGTATCTTGTCTTCTAAGTTTATCTGCTGGTGTACATTAGTTGATAGTTTATTTAGTTTCTGATCTATCTTGTATAATAAACTATCTACTGGTATCATACTGCAGCTAATTTCTTAGTTTTCAACTTTCCTTCGAGAGTCAAGAGCAAGTCTTGATTGTCATCATCAGAGAGTTGTTTAATCAAATCATCTTCGTCCTTAGCTATTTCAAATTCACCTTCATAGATTTTACCATTTGGCTTAGATCTGTATATTGAATGTGTGATGGCTTGTTTCACTAAGTCTTTGATATGGAGTAAGTTGTCTTTCATATCTGCAAAGCGTGTGAACACTTCAACAGGATTCAACCCCTGATACTTACCGTTTTTAAACTCGGTTTGTTTGAGGACATTGTCTACAAGGTTGTAAACTGCTTCCTCTTTAGTATCATCAGTTACAGGTAGGCCCAACAAACGTGCCACTTTTCTTTTTCTCTCAGGAGTCATTCCATCAAACTTGACAATAGCTTTGTTGATGAGTTGCTTCTTCTTGAACAGAACAGCATTTTCAATTTCATCATCAGCTACGTAAAACTGTGTGTCAGCTGGATATTCACCACGCTCCCAAGCTTGATATGAGCTTGCGATGGTTGGATGAACACGTAACCAAGAAAAAGCTAGTTCCTGTAGAGGAATTGCAAGATCGAAGAAGTTGTCACCATCCAGAAGTTTAACAGGCTGAACATGCATTCCATCTTGTGTAGATGTAGACAATCCATAGTTCCAAAAACTAGAACGAGGACCTAAGTCAACATCACCAAGAGCAGCTTGCAATTTAGCTTTCAGTTTTGTAACACGCTCAATCTCCAAGTCTCTTTCTAGAGGATCAGAAATTCTGCGGATGTAAGCAGCTTCAGTATCAAGTCCTGTTCTGTATTTACCATCCAATTCCTTATAGGGATATTTAAACACCCCTGTTCCAGGAATACGCGTTAAACCTTTTAAAGCAAGTCCACCTTGCATTGTCTGAAGTTGTGAGTTATTATACTCCTTCTTAATTGTTGAGATTTTACCTAACTTACCCATATG